GATTGGTCACGCTTTCTTGGCGATGACACTATCTCAGGTGTAACTTGGTATATTGATGATGCTGATGGAATTAAAACACAAGTTGAAGCAGCTGATGTGGTTAATGGACTACAAATGGTACAAAAAACCAACACTCTTAGTGTTGCCACTATTCGTCTGTCTTTAGGAACTAATAATATAAGATATAAAATTACTTGTAAAATTACGACAGTTGAAGGCTTGCAGTATGAACGTAGTGTATATCTACGGGTTAAGGAGAAGTAAGAATGGCTTACGATTTTATCGGTCTAGTAAATGACGTTAACCGCCGCCTTAACGAAGTAGAACTAACCACTGCTAACTTTGCTGGTGCACAAGGTTACTATAACCTCACTAAAGACGCAGTTAATGCATCTATTAGGCACATACACCAAGAAGAGTTTGAGTGGCCCTGGAATCACAGAGAAGCTGTAGAAGTACTAACACCTGGTGAAGTACGTTATAGTATGCCGTATGATTCTAAAACAGTGAACCTAAATACTTTTAGACTTACTAGAGATACCGCATTAAACGTAGATACTCGTAAGTTAAAGATCATGCCATATGAAGAATATCTTGACAAATACGCTGATTATGAGTATAACTCTAGTACTTCAATTCGTTCTGTGCCTAATTATGTTTCAAGAGCACCTAGCAATGAATTGATTATATTTCCATCACCTAATAAAGCATATGAAGTAGTTTATGAATACTATGCAACTGGTGTTGACATGGTTTTATCTACAGACGTACCAGTTGTACCTGAAGCCTACCGCCATGTTATTGTGGATGGCTCTATGTATTATGCTTATATGTTTAGAGGTGATGCACAGGCTGCACAATTATCTCAACAAAAGTTTGAGCAAGGTATTAAGAATATGCGTAGTTTGCACATTAACAGGACTGACTATGCTCTAGATACAAGAGTTACTTATTAATGGCTACTAATTGGCAGACATTTCCTATTGAGTTTAAGGGTGGCCTTATCTCAAACATGAGTCCTCTACAACAGGGGATTAATGCTATTGGGTCTGCTACTATTCTACAGAACTTTGAACCTGCACGTTCAGGTGGTTATTCTAAAATACTTGGTTATGGTAAAGCTGAGACTGATGTAATTCCAGGATCAGGTAGAGTACTAGGTGTTAAAGTTGTTAAACCTTCAGAGTTTATTGCAGCTAGAAGTAATGGTAGTGTAACTGAGTATCACAAAACTACAGGTGCAGGTTGGTCTTCACTAGGTACAACATCTTTACTTGGTAATAAGATTCGTTCTACAGAGTTTAATTTTGGTGCTGGTGAGTTTATTTATTTTGTAGATAGTATTAATTATCCAGCCCTTTATGATGACACAGCGGGTACACTTAGCTTTGTAACATCTTCTACAGACTTACAGGGTGCAGAGCAGGTAGCAGTATTTAAGAATACTGTGTTCTTCTCTAAAGGTTCTAACCTGTATTTCTCAGCCCCTGGTGATCCTGATGATTTTACAGCAGCTAATGGTGGTGGCGTTATCAATGTAAGCCATGTGATTACTGGTCTTATTTCGTTTCGTGATCAGCTTATTATCTTTAGTCGTAACAAGATTCAACGAATTTCTGGTTCGACTATCTCAGACTTCCAATTAAGTCCTATTACAGAAAGTATTGGTTGTCTTGACCCTGATACTATTCAGGAAGTTGGTGGTGATATTATGTACATGTCACCTGATGGTATCCGACTACTAGGTGCGACAGACCGTATTGGTGACTTTGCACTTGAAGTTGCATCTGATCCTATTGCTGATGACGTATACAAATTTGCACAAAGTACATCTAACTTTTGTTCTGTTGTTATTCGTGAAAAAGCACAGTATCGTATCTTTGCTTATACAGAATCAGAACAGGCTAAAGTTGCACGGGGTCTGCTAGTTACTAAGTTCTCTGACCAAGGTGCGGCTAACCTAGCTTGGGGTGAGACATCAGGTATTAAAGCATTTGTAGCTGATTCTAAATATGTAGATAACTACTCTGAAATTATTGTTTTTGCTAATGAAGATGGCTACTTATATCAGATGGAACAAGGTGCTAACTTTGACGGTGAGGCCATTGAAGCTATCTATGAGTCACCTTACATGCCAGTTACAGACCCACAGGTACGTAAGACATTCTATAAGCTAACAACTTACATTGATCCTCAAGGTTCTTTTGAAATTGATTTAGCTGTTAAATATGACTTTACTAGAACTAATAACCAAAACTTAATTCAACCAGCAGCTACGACAATATCAAGCTCAGGTCTTTCTGTATTTTACTTTGGTGCTGTTACTTCTATATTTGGGACAGCTAGTTATGGTGGTGAATTAGACAAAGTGTACCAAAACCAAATCATTGGCTCAGGTAAAGTTATAGCTATTCGTATTGAAGACAACTCAACAAACCCAGCATTTACACTGGATACTGCTCTGCTTGAATTTACGCAGAACGATAGACAATAAGGAAACAAAACATGGCAGGTTACACACGCCAAGATACGGCAAACAACATTGCTAACGGTAACGTTATTGACGCTGATGATCTTGACAGTGAGTTCAACGCTGTCGAAGATGCTTTTCAAGCTTCAACTGGTCACACTCACGATGGTAGTGTAGGTGGAGGTGCACCTATTACAAAAGTAGGTCCAGCACAAGATATCATTGTAAGTACATCCACTGTACTACCTAAAGCTAACAACATCATCGACTTAGGTTCTAGTGCTGCACAGTACAAAGATGGTTATTTTGACGGCACGGTCTATACTGATGCAATTAGTATTGGTGTTAATGGTTACACTACTTTTGAAGATAACGAATATGCTGTATCTTCAGGTGACTTAACTGTTGATGTAGCTGGGGATATTGTCCTGGATGCAGATGGTGGTGATGTAAAACTACAAGATGGTGGTGTTGACTATGGTAAGCTTACTAATCGTACTAATCAGCTTTCTATTTATTCTGGTAGTGTGGAATCACTACGGTTAAACGGTGCAGATGTAGATGCTCTAGGTACTCTTGACGTTACAGGTAATACCACTGTTGGTGGTACTCTGACTGTTACTGGTAATACATCTATTTCTACAGGTAACTTAACAGTCAACACAGGTAACGTATCTATTGGCGGTACACTAGGTGTCACTGGTACTATTACTGGTACTCTTAGTGGTGCGGTTACAGGTAACGTAACAGGTAACTTGACAGGTAATGTCACAGGCAACGTAACTGGCAATGTTACAGGTGATGTCACAGGAGATGTTACAGGTACAGTATCAAGTATTAGTAACCACAGCACTACAAACCTAACAGAAGGTACTAATCTTTATTACACTGATGCAAGAGCAAGAGCTGCTATTAGTGTAAGTGGTGACCTCTCTTATAACTCTTCGACAGGTGTTATCAGTACTCAAGGTCTAGCCTCATCTACTACAGATGATCTAGCTGAAGGTTCTACAAATCTGTACCATACAACTGCTAGAGCTAGAACAGCAGTATCTGTAACTGATGCAGGTGGTGACGGTTCGTTGTCTTACAACAACAGCACAGGTGTTATTACTTACACTGGCCCCAGCGCAACAGAAGTACGTGCACACTTTAGTGCAGGTGAAGGTATTGATGTTTCATCTGGTGTTATCTCTGGTGAGGATGCCTCTACTACAAACAAGGGTATTGCATCGTTTAACAGCACAGACTTCTCTGTAGCATCAGGTGTTGTAACCCTAGCTAAAGACCCTACAATTACACTCACAGGAGCAGTCACAGGCTCTGGCACTATGACTAACTTGGGTAGTGTTAGTATTGCTACAACAGCTACTGCAGACCCTACACTTACACTGGCAGGAGATGCAACAGGTTCAGCTACATTTACTAACTTAGGTAATGCTACTCTAACCGTTACTGTCGCAGATGATAGCCATACACACGATGGTCGTTATTACACTGAGTCTGAGTCAGATGGACGTTATGCATACAAAGCAGGTACAAGTGGACAAGACTTTGCTTGTGGTGCGCTTACAGCATCTAGCTCTGTCACAGCTACAGCATTCTACTACTCATCAGATGAACGTTTAAAAGAAAACATTGCACCAGTCACAAATGCACTAGATGTAATTGATAGACTACGTGGTGTTTCATTTGATTGGAAGGAAGATGGCGTACATGACATCGGTGTTATTGCACAAGAAGTAGAAGCTGTTATTCCTGGAGCTGTAAAAGAACAA